GGCCTATCGTCTACATCTGCTCTCCGTTTTCCGGAGATGTGGAGACGAACGTGGCAAATGCCAGACGCTACAGCCGCTTTGCCGTAGACAAGGGATATATCCCTATCGCACCGCACCTGCTGTTTCCGCAGTTCCTTGATGATAACGATCCTGCAGAACGAGAGCTGGGATTGTTTTTCGGGAACGCCCTCATGAGCAAGTGCGCCGAGGTCTGGGTATTCGGCAGCCGCATCTCATCCGGTATGGAAGCAGAAATCAAACGCGCCAAGTGGAAGGACTATCGCTTGCGCTATTTCACAGAAGAATGTCAGGAGGTTTAACGCTATGTATGAAGTAACAGAAAGACGCAGAAAGCTCGATGATGGCACCGAGATCACCACATACACCCGCGACGTGGTCAGCTGCAATATCCTGCAGGTCGAGGCCGGAACAACCGGATATAAGGGAGGCGACACCGGTCATGGTGGCCGCACCTATTTCCGCATTCAGGACAAGGCCAGCACGGATATGGAGATAAAGCCTATCTTAAGCAAATACGGCTGTGACGGATTCGAGGTTACCCTCGGCGGCGACTGCGAGCTGGAGACCATGATCAGGGCACTTAAATTTATCACGAAGGTGCTGGAGGAAGAATCGGAGGAGGTGTATGACTGATGTTTACCCTTTATAGTGCTGATTTTATCGGCAATCCCGGAAACTGCTCCTACCCGCATAAGACCGTGGTCATGGATACGGACAGCTTAAAGGCAGCGGTCGGCCATGACTATGTATGCGCTGAATATAAGCACCACTACCGTAATGGAGAAAACTTTCTCTCTGCCGACTGTCTCCCCGTGGACTGCGACAATGACCACTCAGAAGACCCGAAGGACTGGATCACACCGGCAGATGTGCTGGAGGCCTTTCCCGGCGTCAGCATCGCTATTCACTACAGCCGCTTCAATATGCGAGAGAAAAACGGAAAGCCCGCAAGGCCGAAGTTCCATGTGCTCTTTCCCATTGAGCGCGTAACAGACGCCACCCTCTACAGCGATATGAAGAAGCTGGTCAATTCCATCTTCCCGTATTTCGATACGAACGCGCTGGACGCGGCACGCTTCTTCTTCGGAACGCAGGAGCCGAATGTGGAGCTCTATCCCGGTCGCATGAATCTCACGGAATTTTTGAATGATGACGAGTTCGATGCAGGCCTGCCCGGCGGTCATGAAAAGGACGCCACGATCCCGGAAGGAAGCCGCAACGCTACCATGTCCCGCTTTGCCGGTATCGTCATCAAGAAATACGGTGACACGGAAAAGGCCTACCAGAGCTTTCTGGAAAAGGCCGCGACCTGCGTGCCGCCTCTCGATAACAACGAGCTTACAACCATCTGGCACAGCGCCCAGCGCTTCTATTCCAAGATCAGCCGTGAGGACGGGTATGTCCCTCCGGAGGTCTACAACGACGAAAACAGCTATATGCCGGAGGACTTTTCCGATGTTGGGCAGGCCGAGGTGCTCTCGAAGTATTTTGCAAACGAACTGCGCTACTCACCGGCCACCCACTTTATCCGCTACAGCGATCACTATTGGCAGGAAACGGAGCCCGGCGCTCAGGCCGTCGCCCATGAGCTAACCCGCAGGCAGCTGAATGAATCCAATCGCCTTATGTGCGAGGCGCTGCAAAAACTCAAGAACTGCGGCGCACAGGAAATTCTCGATAACACTTCAAAGGCAAAGGCCGAACAGCTGATGAACGACGAGCAGATGAAGGCCTATCAGGAATTCCTCGCTGCCAAGGCCTACCAGAGCTTTGCCATCCGCAGGCGCGATTCCAAGAACATCACATCGACCCTCAAGGAGTCGCACCCGATGCTGGAAATCTCTCCGAGGGATTTGGACGCAGACTGCTTCCTGCTCTGCACACCGGAGGCAACTTACGACCTTCGCAAAGGTATGGCTGGTGCCCGTGAGCACTCTGCGGATGATTATATTACGAAGATTACATCAGTCTCACCCGGCAGCAAGGGAGCACAGCTTTGGCAGGACAATCTGGATCTGATTTTCCAGAAGGATCAGCAGCTTATTGACTATGTGCAGATGATTTGCGGTCTGGCCGTCATCGGCAAGGTCTATGTGGAGGCGCTCATTATCGCATACGGCGATGGGCGCAACGGCAAGTCCACCTTCTGGAATGCCGTCTCCCGCGTGTTGGGACTCTACAGCGGAAATATCTCCGCAGACACCCTGACCGTCGGCTGCCGCAGGAACATCAAACCGGAAATGGCGGAGGTCAAAGGCAAGCGCCTGCTGATCGCTGCGGAAATGCAGGAAGGCGCGAGGCTCAACGATTCTACCGTCAAGCAGCTCTGCTCCACGGATGACGTGTTTGCGGAGAAAAAGTATAAAGACCCGTTTTCCTTCAAGCCCTGCCACACGCTGGTGCTGTATACGAATCACCTGCCTCGCGTCTCCGCTTCCGATGACGGTATCTGGCGCAGGCTCATCGTGATCCCGTTCAATGCCAAGATCGAGGGCAAAGCCGACATCAAGAATTACGGCGAGTACCTGTATGAGAATGCCGGTGAAAGCATTCTGGCGTGGGTGATCGAAGGTGCCAAGAAGGTCATCGAGCTCGGTTACCAGATCCCGGTACCGGACTGCGTGACGAAGGCAATCGAGGAATATCGCAGCCAGAACGACTGGTTCGGACATTTTCTGGATGAGAAGTGCGAGGTGGATGAGTCCTTTAAGGAAAGCTCCTCGGCTCTCTATCAGGCGTACCGCAACTACTCGCTGGACTGCAATGAGTATGTGCGAAGTACGGCAGATTTTTACTTTGCGCTGGAGAAGGCCGGATTTGAGCGGCTGACACTGAATCGGAAGCGCTATTTCAAGGGCTTAAAGATTCGTGAGGATAACGGCGCTGAGGAAGATTTTCTGCAGTAATCGGGACTTATGACAAGGTGTATCGAGGTCTTATATAAAAACTCTCTTAGGCCTTAAAAAATAGCTCTAAGAAAAAGTTCAGTAAACACCATTGATACACCTTGCACATTCCCTGAAATTCACGCCTGACGGAGGTTTGCAATGATAGAAAAACAGATAGAAAACAAGTTAACTCTGGCGGTGAAAAGGCATGGCGGGATTGCGCTTAAGCTGGTGTGTCCCTCTTTCGCAGGAATGCCCGACCGCCTGATCTTACTCCCTGACGGCCATATCGGTTTTGCAGAGCTGAAGGCTCCCGGCAAAAAGCCACGCCCGCTCCAGCTCTCACGCCACAGGCTGCTGCGGGAGCTGGGTTTTCCGGTCTATGTCATTGACGATCCGGAGCAGATTGGAGGGATGATCGATGAACTTCAATCCACATGATTATCAGGACTATGCCATCCGCTATATCGAAAAGCACCCTGTGGCCGCAGTCCTGCTGGATATGGGACTCGGCAAGACGATCATCAGCCTGACGGCAGTAAACGACCTCTTGTTTGACAGCTTTGAAGTCCACCGCGTTCTGGTGGTCGCGCCCTTACGAGTCGCCCGCGACACATGGCCAGCGGAGATCCAGAAATGGGAGCACCTTAGCGGTCTGACCTATGCGGTCGCAGTCGGGACGCCAAAGGAACGGAAGGCAGCCCTTATGCAGCAAGCGGATATCACGATCATCAACCGCGAGAACCTGCAGTGGCTCATTGACGAGTCCGGTTTTCCCTTCGACTTCGATATGGTGATCATCGACGAGCTCTCATCCTTCAAAAACCACAAGGCTAAGCGCTTCAAGTCCCTGATGAAAGTGAGACCGAAGCTCCATCGCATTATCGGGCTTACCGGCACGCCTTCTTCCAACGGTCTTATGGATCTGTGGGCAGAGTTTAAGGTTCTGGATATGGGTGAGCGCCTCGGACGCTTTATCACGCAGTACCGGACGAATTACTTCATGCCGGACAAGAGAAACGGCGAGATCATCTACTCCTATAAGCCGTTGCCCTATGCGGAGGATGCCATCTATCGGAGGATCTCGGATATCACGATTTCCATGAAATCTACCGACCATCTGAAGATGCCGGAGCTGGTTTCAACAGAATATGAAGTGCAGCTTTCCGACACTGAGCGCAGCCGTTATGAAGATTTGAAACAGGAGCTCATATTGCAGCTCCCCGATGGTGAAGTGACTGCTGCCAATGCCGCATCGCTTACGGGCAAGCTCTCACAGCTCGCAAATGGTGCCATTTATGCCGATACCGGTGAGGTCATCGAGTTCCACGATAGGAAGCTGGACGCTTTGGAGGATATTATCGAGGCCGCCAATGAAAAACCGCTTCTTGTGGCCTACTGGTTCCGACATGACCTAAGCCGCATCAAGAACCGCTTCAATGTTCGGGAGATCAAGACCAGCCGAGATATTGCTGACTGGAATGCGGGAAAGATTCCTGTAGCAGTCATCCATCCGGCCTCTGCCGGTCACGGTTTGAACCTTCAGGCCGGAGGCTCCACCCTTGTGTGGTTCGGTCTTACGTGGTCGCTGGAATTATATCAACAGACCAATGCCCGTCTCTGGCGGCAAGGTCAAAAATCCGGCACTGTGGTGATCCAGCACATTATTACCAAGGGCACCATCGACGAAAGGATTGTAAAGGCGCTATCCAAGAAAGAGATGACGCAGACCGCACTGATTGACGCGGTCAAGGCTGATCTTGAGGTGGTGTGATGACCGATCCTTATGAAAATCTCGCCAATGCCATCGTGCTGCAGGCAGTGAAGGATTACCGGGACGCCCTGAAGCGCCTGAAAAAGAAGCCCGGTAATCAAGCCGCCATGTCGGATGCAATGGAGTGTGAACGGTTCTTCCGCTCCTGCTGGTACAAAGCCCTGACAAGCGTGGACGGTGAGTATCTCATAAACAAACTACGAGAGGAGGCGAAAGCCAAATGACAGTAAAAGAATATCTCCATCAGGCCTACCGCCTTGATCAGAGAATCAAGTCCGACACAATGGAAGCACAAAACCTGCGTGAGATGGCGGGTAGCGTGTCGGCTATCCAATATGATAAAGACCGCGTGCAGACTTCCCGAAATACGGAAGCACCCTTTGTCCGAACGCTTGAGAAGCTGTGGACTCTGGAAAAGAAAATCGCCGGTGAGCTGGAAATGCTATCAGACCTTAAGAAACAGATACGAGAGGTCATTGAGGCAGTTCCTGATACCGACGAGCGCATGGTACTCAAGTACCGGTACATCCACAACTATACTTGGGAGCAGATTGGAATGGAACTCTGTGCAGATGCCCGCACCATTCGTCGCTGGCACGGCAAGGCGCTCCTTCATGTGACGCTTCCGGATGATCCGATTATCATTTGAAATGCGCCCGAAATGTCCTGCTTTGTCCTAAGATGTCCACCCGCCCAATATGATAGTATATAATCAGCGAACAGAATAAAGAAACGGCTGCACGCGCAGTCCACAAGCCTTGCGGGATTATCCTGCAGGGCTTTCTTTATGCCCAGAAAGGAGGCGCGGCTGATGCCAAGGAAACCACAAAGACCGTGCCGATTTCCCGGCTGCCCGAACCTGACCGACGGTGTTTACTGCGAGGAGCACACCAAGGTCATGGAACAACACTACGAGAAGTTCCAGCGTGGCTACTCCACCGGCAAGCGTTACGGCAGGGCTTGGAAACGAATCCGTGACCGCTACGTCCACAAGCATCCTCTCTGCGAGCGATGCCTGAAGGAAGGACGCTACGTTGCTGTTGAAGAAGTCCACCACATCACTCCTCTCTCCGAGGGTGGAACAAATGAAGAGTCGAACCTGATGAGCCTTTGTCGCTCGTGCCACGAGAAAATTCACCGTGAACGTGGTGACCGGTAGGGCGGTCAAAATCTCTACGACCCTTTTCCCCGGAAAACGGCGCGGGGTCTTTTACGCAAAAATTGCAATTCAAACAGGGTATTAAACCCTGCACCACAGAAATGGAAGTGATCGACATGGCGAAAGACGGAACCTATCGCGGCGGGCGGCGTGTCAAAGCTGGCTCCAAACCGGACGCCCTCGCCGACAAAATAATGAAAGGCGCACCTGCAAAGCGTATGGAGCTGCCGGACTTCACAGAAGACATGACCGACTTCGATGTTGACGACATCGGTGACGGCGTAGAGCTGGAAGGCATGGATATGCCAAGTCCGGACGATTACCTCTCTGCTCTTCAGAAGGACGGCAAGCCCCTCGGCGCAGATGAAATCTATAAGGAAACATGGCTGTGGCTCAAGGAACGTGGCTGCGAGAGGCTGGTAAACAAGCGCCTGCTCGAAAGCTACTCTGAGGCCTTTGCCCGGTACATTCAGTGCTCCGAAGCGGTCAGCAAATACGGCATGCTCGGAAAGCACCCGACCACCGGCGCTGCCATTGCGAGCCCTTTCACACAGCTTTTAATGAACTTTCAGAAGCAGGCCAACCTGCTCTGGTACGAGATTTATGACATTGTGAAGCAAAACTGCACCGAGCCCTTTGAGGGCAGCCCGCAGGACAGCGTGATGGAGCAGCTGCTTCGAAGCAGGAGGAATATGTAAATGAACACACAGAAATTGGAACAGGTACCTATTGATAAACTGGTGCCCTATGCCCGGAATGCCCGGACGCATAGCAAGGAGCAGATCGCACAGCTCCGCGCTTCTCTCAGGGAGTTCGGCTTTGTGAGTCCTGCGGTCATTGATGCAGATTATAACATCCTCGTCGGCCACGGTCGCATTACGGCTGCCCGCGAGGAAGGATATGAAACCGTGCCCTGCGTCTTTGCCGAGAACCTGACGGAAGCACAAAAGCGTGCGTATATCCTTGCGGACAATCAGCTGGCGCTCAACGCAGGCTGGGATGAGGAAATGCTGTCGGTCGAATTATCTGACCTGCAGGATCAGTCCTTTGACCTATCTCTCCTCGGCTTTGACGCCGGTGAGCTGGATAAGCTGCTCGGCACCGGGAATGAAA